TAATCTCTTGTTGTGTATGATATTTTACGGTTTGCCATCTATCTTAAATATTGATAATTATAAAATCACTCTCACTAAATGTTTGTGAATTTGTTGCGTAATCTATTTTGATTTTTGCAGTGTAGTCTGCGGTTCCCTTACCAGGTAATCTATAAATGTCATACATTTTAGCATCACCAACTGTTACAGTGTTTGTTTGAGTATCTGACTCATTTGCGGGGTCTGCAGGTTCTATGGTTATTTTATTAACTAATAGATTTGGCATATATCTTTGGATAGAATCCCTAATGTCAGCCTCAATAGCACTAAACGTTAGTCCATCGAAAGGTTCAAACACAAATTCATAAAGTCTTGTTCCAAAATCAGGAAGATAATATCTTGAACCTTTTCTTGTCAACAATAAATGAACTAAAGATGCCCTAACTTCTTGTCTTTGAAATTCGGTTAATTGTAAATAATCCCCTCTCGTCGAATCCTGAAATGGGAAATTTAAACCATATGTAACTCCATCTGCCATATGTGATAAATATACTTGGATTATTTTTTTCTTAAATAGATATTACCCTTTTGAGCCTTTGGTTCAAAAGGACAATGTCTACAACCATTACCACAACAATATCCTCGTTCTATATGATATTCTTCAGTGAATACAGTTCTACCATTTTCTTCATAAAAATGAGAAGGGAGAAGTTTTGGCTTCTCCCTTTTTATATTTTGTGATTCCATTTTATACTAATGTAATTTCACATGCTCCTCCAGCACAAGCCGCTTCACCTCTCAAATCAGTATCATCATCCATTTCAATAATTTTGGATAAATCAACATCTTTAAGTGTTTCCATTAATTCCTCATACTTTTCTTTGGTGCAGTCTTCAAATGGTGCTTGAATATACGTTCCCCCGTCATAAGGAAGAACTGATAATCCATTATACGCTTCTTTGTTATCCCACATCCACTCACCAACTGCCGGCCACTCATGTTCTCTAATTGAGATGGTTGCCGATACGTTATGAGCATTGTTTCCATTTCTATGTCCTGGTTTAATCCACTCTTGTTGAACTTTCTTCACTCTCTCCAACAATTGAATTGGTGATTCGTTTCTTAAGATTGACCCCTCAGGTGCTTTTTGTGGAATTCCAATAACCGCTGTGTCGTGTGGTCTAAAGTATTCATCTTCAACTAATTCAGGGTGATTAGTTTTTAAGTGTGAATAAATCGCCTCGTTCTTTCCAACTCTAACTCTTCTGATATAATAATCATTATGCCAAGCGTGGATACCTGAAGATGTTCCTAATGTTAAAGATGTTGTTCCCGCAGGTTTAACAGTTGTTGTTCTCGCCGAAGGATTAATCTTTATTAACTCAGCAACTCTTTTGTTTTCTTCTTTAACTACCTTAGCCGCAGATTTCATATTCAAACCTAAAACCGCACCTGAACCGATACCTGTCATTGAAATTCCAATCAACGCATCTTTTTCAGTTGTTCTTTGCCAAATTGGTCTTAAGTAGTGGAAGTCTGTATATCCTGCTTGTAATGTTCCGATGAAAGAAGCCGCTCTCACTCTATCTTCATAATCTTCTTGAGATACAACGTTAGATACGTTAACCTCTGTAAGGTTACAGAATTGGAATGGTCTTAATGCAATTTCACAACAAGGGTTTGTTCCCCAATCTTTATCGTTTGATAAGTAGATACCAGGTTCACCCGCTCCACTTGCTTCAATTCTCTTCCATAAATCCATGAAGTAGTCTTTAGTGATTTTGTGTCTCATTAAAACAGCTGAGTTATTAGCTCTACCTCTTTGTGGATTTGTTTCCCACCATGCTCCGCTCTTACAACCAATCATTTCTTCATCAGTTGCTGAGAATAATGAGATAAGTGCCGCTCTTCTGATACCACCAGCCAATACTGCATCTGCAATATGACAAACGATATCATGAACTTCGATTGGTCTTAGTTTGTCACCATTTTCTTTAGAATCAAGAATACCTTCCAATTTGATAAGACATTCTTTAAGTGGTTGAGCACCAGGTGCTTTACCTCCTGAAGTAACAAGTCTTGCTCCTTTAGGTCTTATGTCTGAAAAATCAAATTCAATCTTTGAACCACCGAAGAAATATGATTTAACCAACACTTTAACAGCGTCAGCCCATCCTTCGATTGAGTCAGCAACCAACCATCTTCTTCCTCTTTCTTTATTTGGTTTTCTAATTTCAGGTAAAACATCAACGTGATGTTTCTGAACTGAATAACCTACACCTGTTCCACCCAAAAGTAAGAACATGATTTCAGAGAATACTCTCCAGTCATCAATCGGTGCAAAGGCACAATTGTAAATTCTGTTAGGTGAAATTTCAATTGGTTTACCTGCGAACTGCATTGACCTCATCGAAGGTAATACCTGCTTTCTGTAAACATACATGTAATTCTCTCTAATCTCCTTTTCGATTTCTGGATACTGCTTAATGTGCATATCCATGTTTCTTGTGACAAGTTCTTGCCATGTCTCTCTTCTCTTTAGTTCAGGAATATACTTAGCGTATTTCATATACACTGTAATTTCCGATAAAATCCTGTTTGAAATGTCCATTGTTAAAATTTTAAATGTGTTTTTTTTATCAAAAAATCGTTGATTTTAATGATAAATATATGGTCGGCATATAACCGACCATTAGTTTTAATAAAAAAAAATAAGTTTTTTTCAAAAAAAGTAGATATTTAATTAAGTTGTTTTTTGCTGTGCTTCTCTTTCTTTTCTTTTCTCAAGAAGCTCCTTAACTCTATCTCTTTTTCTTTCTTCTTGTTGTTCTTCAAAACCTAAGAAAGTTACTGATGATTCAGTATCAATCTCCAATAATTCATTATTGAATTTACAGTTTTCAAAAACAACTCCGTCCTTACCCAAACGGGATTTGGTGATTGCAATTGTTGCCAAGTTCATCTCCTTTTGTTGAAGTGTCTTAGCCACAGTGATGATTACGTGACCAACCTGAGCCTTTTTAATTGAGCCACCCATTTGGTCAGTCGTAACAACTTCAGACGAAATTGAAGACCTATTACCTTGTGTAGCAGTCCATCCAACGAGATTCAATTCGTGACACATTGCCTCGAACCCTCTCATTACAGAACCTTCGGCTTTCCACTCATCTTTCGAAGATGATTCAGGTAGAACACAATCAATGTAATCCAACAAAATCAAATCAATCTTATTTCCATCAGCAATCATCTTTCTAACTTGATTCTTGATTTGATTCATAGTCATAGTGTCTGATGCAAGTTTCTTTAAAACCAATTTGTTTTTCATTGTTTCTTGAATCTCGGTAATCTTAGACATAACCTCTTCTTTGTGGTTTGCAAGATTATCGGGTTCAATACCAGTCCAAATCGTAAAGTGTTTTCTTTGAACAATCTTTGGGTTGTCTTCAAAAAATATTTGAAGAACATTATAACCCATGTTGAAGGCGGTGTTTGCAATCTTTGTTAGGATAGTCGTCTTACCAACACCTGTCGGTGCTAAGATAACACCAATCTCTCCCTTAGCTAAACCACCCTTAAGAAGTTTGTCAATGCCAGCAATGCCCATTGGAATTGGATGACGATAGTCTTCCTCCAAAACGGTATCTAAACCTGTAAAAATATCTGAGGTTCCTTTATCTGTTTGACCAACCTGTAGAGCCTCTCTCACTAATCCTTCAACCTTGTCATAAGATTCAAAGTCCCCTTCGGTAATAATTTTTTGTGCTCTATCCATAGCCTTCTGAAGCTCTTGTTGCTTACAGAATTTCAAAGCCTTCTCCTGAACAAATACTGTTCCTTCGAACGGTGCTTCTTTAACTTGTTTTAGAGTATCCAAAACAATTTTAGCCACAAGTTCTTGTGATACTTCAGATTTAACAATCTGTTCTAAAGTGTCAAAATTAGGGGTTGACTCATATTTCGAAAAGTATTCTTTAATCATCTGAATAATGATTTTGAAATACTTGTTATCGAAATACGAAGATTCAATTACATCCATAATAGATGATGAAAAGTCCTTATCTTCTATAATTTGGTTTAATAATTGTAACTGAAACTGATTGCCTAAATAATCAAAATTTTTATTCATAAATTGAAACTTACCCCTCTATAATATTAAATACTTACTTACTCAAATCAAATTCCAAATATTGGTAACTTAATTCAGGATTTGAAAAAATGTCAGTTAATTCACGAAGGACATCTTTTAAAAATGGTCTTACATCAACCGTATAACGAACTTTTGGTGGAAACTTTTTTCCGTCAAAAATTCTCTGACAAATTGTCTGTTCTCCAACCTTAACAAAAAGGTTAAAGATTTCCGGACCTTCAGTGAATGAAGTCTCCATAATCTTTGGGTCATGAATGATAGACTCTTTATTATCCATCATGTAGATAACTGTCTTCATTTTAAGATAGTAATCGAGCTCTTCTTTCAAACCTTTAATGTATTCATAAAGCTCCACAGAGTTTTTCGCTTTCGGGTTATACCCTCTTACATTAAAGAATCTTTGGACAACAATGTTGTCATTCAAGGTTAGCAAAAATTCCATTTTCGTGCTGTCTTGTTCTTTCATAGTTTTAATTTTTGTTTGTGTTTCGTTTTTCTTTTCTTGTTAATTTCATGAATGGTTTTAGGAAGTTTACCCAAGCCTCATCATTCTTAGGTAGGTAGTTAAAGAGACCGTCTTCCATCATCAGTCTCATTAAATTCTTATATCCTCTATCGGTGGGGTCAATTGTGTCGGTGTGAATTTGCTCTACAAGTTGTTTTCCTTCATCAGTGATTAACGGATTGTTAAGGTCAACAATTTTAGAATTTGTTGTGTAAAACTCTTCTCCAAGTATACCACTTTTTGTCTTACCTGTCAAAATATTTGATAAACTTTTCATAGGTTTCTTTTGCGGGATATTTCGTGCAATATCCAACAATTCTTCGACAGTGCAGGATTTTTCCTGCATTTGTGGGAATAATTTGACCAAAGTTTTTTCACCCAGTCCCTCGATACCTTCAATGTTATCTGACTTATCTCCCGTGAAGATTTTACAAACGGTTACATTCTGATGAGGAATGTCCACCTTGTTAATAGAAATCTTATCACCGTTTTTGAAATATTGTTTGTGAACAGGGGAATAAATAGTTACACGTTCAGAAATCAATTGGGTTAGGTCTTTGTCGGCTGAGAATATAATAATGTTTTCTTGTGTAGCAATTTTACAGTAGTGGGCAATCAGGTCGTCAGCTTCGTTATTTATCATCTCAACTTGTCGCACGAATACCTCCTCCAAATAGGTCTTTACTCTTGCTTTTTGTTGCAAGTAAGACTCGTATTTGTAATCATTCATATCCTGTCTTCGGTTTCCCTTATACAACGGATATATACTTTTTCTTATTGAGGAATTGGAATCTCCGTCCCAAAAGACCACGACTTTGTCGTGGTTGTGTTCATCCAAGAATCGGCGAAGAGTATTAATAAAATGATAAACACCCCCAACGTGAGCACCATCATTATAGAGTTCTTTAACACCATGGAAACCAATCTTGAAAAGATTATCTCCGTCTACCAATAAAGTTTTAGACACATAGTTTGTTTAAAAGGTTACTAATCTTCTCTTTCTTCTTTCAAGTCAAAATCACCATCTGCTCCGATGATATTTTTCCAATACTCGGCGTGTTCCTTTTTATATTTTTCAATTGAAGCTTTTTCTTCAGATGATTCTTTTCCAGCTAAGAACCCGTGTGGTGTAACTATAATTCTACCGTCATCGAAACCTAAACCATTAATGTGGTTCTTTAATACAGATACCTTACTTCTAACTGCGAACTTAACAGAACGTTTGTCTTTTGTTGCAGTAATCTTAGTTGTTCCCGCACCTTTTTGATTACCGAATAAGAACACCAATGATGAGTTTAACCATACAGCGTTTCCACCTTTAGCCATGATTTTTGGTTGACCGAATGGATTATCAGGTAATTCAACCCAAGGTTGATTAATAATAATGAGAGTGTTTTCCCACTTAGAATCTGCCTTTCTTGAACCTGAAATTCTTTGGTTGATACCCATACCAATCTTGTCTGATAATACTGATGCGTTGTGTTGTTTACCACCTTTACCATCGAAGGTCATCTTACACGGCACAGAACCTACAGAATCCCATATAAAGCATAAGCTTGGTGATTGTTGTCCATCTTCATCTTCATAGTCTAATTCACCCTTTTCCTGAGCATCTAACAATGAGTTGATGTAGTCAGTAATTTGTTCAATATAACTGAAGTTATTATTGAAGATGAAAAATCCACCCCAATCCATTTCTCCTGTTTCTTCGTCAACTACTTCCTCACATTCAAAACCCATAAGTTTTGCGTGGTCGAAAGACCACTTTTGTTCTGTGATGATAAACACAGGTAGTATCTTTTTCTTTTGACAATCAACAGCCGCCTTAATAGCTGCAGTTGTTTTACCTGTATCTGAGTGACCCAAGAACATATTCAAGTGTCCAATTGCTGGTCCAGGAAGACCCACTGCATCCAAGAAATCCCCACCTAAGTCGAGGAATCTTTGGGGCTTATATTTTGCTGAAGTTGAAAACTTCTCTTTAACTTTATTAAAGTTGTTCTTCTTGATTGCCATTTTCTATTCTTTTAATGTTTGGTAATTTGTTTTCTTTCGGTCTTTTGTAGAAGATAGAATCTTCTTCATATAAGGTGCCAATTTCCTCCTCGTGGAAAGTCACTAATCTAATGTGTAATTCCCCGTCTTCATCCTCTTCTTTTAACATACCAAAAAGGACCGTATCACCAATTTGTTTACTTCTACCTGAGAAGTAATTTTTATCTTTTAATTGACTTAATATCTCGTAAGACAATACTTTATTATCTCTTGATTGTATTTCAATTTCTTCTTTAAATGTCATATGAAAAAAAATAAGGGTGGCTCTCACCACCCTTGGTTATAAAATTAGAACGGTAAATCAGTATCTACCTCTGAATCTGCTTGTGGGTCAGCAACCTTTTCTTTAGATTTACTTCCACCAACTGTTGTTGTTTCAACAGATGAATCACCATAAACGTATCCACCTTTTTCGCTGTCCCATTTTGGAGTCTCTCCACGAGCAATAGCCTCAAGATATTCTACAGGTTTTTTAGAATAAACATCTGTCCAACTTAATTCGTCGTTAACCCAAGCATTTGATTGTTCTTTCTCTTCATGAACAGGAGTTGGGTCATCATACATAATTGTTGACACACTTGTATACTCCTTACCTGCAGGGGTTTTAGATTTGGTTAACTCGATGATAAGGTCACGGCCTTTTTCAGGGTCAGTGATGTCACCTTTGTTTCTCCAAATTGGAATGATTTTATCCAAGATACCATCATTCTTATAGTTGTGTTTAAATCTCCAAAACTTTGGACCATCCTCTTCGTGGTCTCTATCAATTACTTTTACAATATAGAATTTACGAGACTTATATTGTTTCGCCAATTCTTTGTCAGATTCTTTACCTGTTGACATTAACTCTTCGTAAACCTCATTCAAAGGTGAACGTTCATTGTCATTTTTTCCTGGGTCATAGAACTTTTGCCATTGACCACCGACTTGGATTTCATGATACCAAGCTTCTTTAAATGGTGATGAACCATCTTGAGTAGGAAGGATTCTTACTCTTCTTTGTCCTGATTTCTCTTTATCACCAAGGATTAAAGCGAAATACTTTTTCATTCTTTCGTCTTGCGACATTTTACTTTGGGCCCCGCCCGATGCGTTTTGTGATTTCTCATACTGTGCCAATACGGCGTCTAATACATTACTCATTTTTAAATAATTAAAGTGTTTAAATTGAATTATAAATATAGTTGAAAGTATCTCTGATGTCAAATAAAAAAGGTCATCTTTCGATGACCTTCTGAAAATTTTAAACCGTGTCTTGACCTGGTTGGAACGAACTCCTAATGTCAGTCGGATTTATGTCTTCAACTTCATCTGAAGTTAAAACATAATCTTTTTTACCTGTTTTTTCCATCTCAATTTTTTTGTCATCGAAGAAATCTGATAACTTTTGGTTGAAAGGATATGAATCATAAGTTCTTAATTCTAACTTTTCTTGTGGAGTTTTTTCTCTATACTTTTCGATTTTGTTCTCAATAGTATTGAGTTTATTCATTAGAGCATCCATTTCAGATAGTTTTGATTCTAGCTTTGAGATTTGTCCGAAAAGGTTATTGAAATACTCGTCCTGTTTTTGTTCGATGTTTTTTTGAGAATCCACAAGGTCAGTTATTTCTAACTCTTCTGTTCCGTCTTCACTACCCTCTGTAGAGTCACCCTCATCGTCGATTACTTCTACGTCAGGGTCATTTTCAACATCAATCTTTTCTGGTGTTGCCGGCGCCGTTGGAGCTGCTGGTGCCGCGGGTGCTCCTTCACCCGCACCTGTTGGTGGGATTGCCGCAGTCACTTCATCAGCCACAGGGTCTGTTGGTGGTAATGGAGCTTCTTGCTCATTAATGTATTTGTTGATACTCTTGTATCTTTGAATTTCACTTAGAATTTTTTTGTCTAAACTCATTTTATTATCCGTTTAATAATTGTTTTATTCCGTGTGCGGTTTCCACTTTAACTTTTCTATTCGTGTATACTTGATGTCCCGCTCTTTCAATCAATCCATCTTTTTCTCTAACAACATAACATTCGCCTGTGTCTAAATCACAAACTTCTTTTGTTCCGTTACCGTTGTCTTGCTCAGAAAATCTAACTGACTTTCCAAGGTAATTGTCTAAGGCTGTTTTAATGTTCATAAAAAATATGTTTATTATAAATATAATGAAATAGTTAAATTACATTCTATGCATATGTAAGTGGTGGTGTTAATGTTATTGGTGCCGAATTATTACTACTATCTAAGGTTATATTATATTGAATACCAGGAACTCCACCGGTTATTGTTGGAACCGAGAATTTAAGTTTGGTTGTTCCAATTAATTGTATTGACCTTATGTCTACCAATTGATTATCCACAAATATTTCTCTAACAAATTCTAAGTTAGTTCCATTAATTGTTATAATTGTTCCTGGTGCCGCTGTTGTCGGTGAATATGAAGATACCGTTGTTGGTGGACATGTTGGTGTTGGTGCCGGAGTATTACCTTGACTTTGAGGTGATTGAGGAACCGGTGTTTCTTGGACTACAACTCCACCTTTCAATCCATTATCAGACGCACTCTTAGCCGCCGCAACAAACAATGCTGAGAAATTTTCAACGTATCTTTGTTTATCTTTTTCATACTGCTCCGATGTCATGTTATCAACAGGAAAAGATGTCACATAATATTTCAACAAACCTCCTTGGTCTTGAATTTCATTGATTCTATTTCCAAGTATGTTTTTCATATATGTAAGATATGAGTCAAGATTTCTGAATCTTGCTGCCGGTAGTTGCTTAAGACCACCAAGTGTTTTTGTGTTGACACAAAAGAAAGAATTTTGGATAAAGTTTTCAGTCTGTGAATAACTATCCTTATCCAAAGTAATAAGACCAAAGTTATAATCCCAGCTTGAGAATCGACCTGTATCTGAAAGACTCTTACTGTATGCTCTGACATAACTTATCATGTATATTGCAGTTTGTAATGCAACATTATTAGGTGCCGACGCTTTGATTGCCGCCGCAAAGTCTAACTGACTTATAGATGTTTCTGAAACACCTGTCGTTACCCATGAAATATAAGACGAATCTAAGTTCGCGCTACATGAGTTTTGTGCCGCTAAAGTATTTTCATCTGCATCTTGAACGACATTATTTGCAGTTGCTTGAGTAGTTGTTCCTTGTGTTGTTGGTTGGTCTGTCTTATTAACAACCAAAGCTTCAATTTGAGTAAGAAGGTTTTGGTTGATTGACTGAATGAAGTTATCTATTGGTGGTAAATCATATACCCCTTGTCTAACACCTTCGAACTCAGTTATGAAGTTTCCAGCACTTATTGTGTGAGATACACTTGTAATCATATATGGACCGTTGAACATTGGAACGTGTCTCAAATTAAAATACATTGTTGGTTGAATTAAAGCATTTCCTAATGCAGTAACAGAACAAGTATAACTTCTACCTTTATAATAGTTATATAAACTGGCATTTTGGTTCCCAACTGTTCTTGTATTTGTTTGGTTTGCCATTTCGAGAACAGCCTGAATTGACTCGGAAGTCGCTTTTCCATTATCTTGACCAACACTAAATGATGAGAATATGTTTTGGTTTCTTATACCAATATCAACGTTAAATCCCACACATTTATTTGAAATTGCATAGTCGGTTTTTCCCAATTGGTCTTCCAATAAAGGAACCTCACTACTTCTTCTAAACTCAAAAGAATCATCTCCATACCCCGAAACAATATTCGGCAAGTTCAGATGACCTGAAGGTTTACCAACATAGAAACAAACCATCTTAGGTCCCGACTTTCTATAATCTACATTCCTAAAAGTTCCCCACAAATTATCCGCAAACTCTAGTGAACCTTCTGGGTTTGCAACCGTTAACCCATCAACATCTTGAACGTTGTAGAAATTAACATACGCCGGTAGTGGCATAACAGTGAAGTTATTTTTCATTAGAATTCCACTTATCAAAGTATAGACAGACATTCCTTCGTTAAGGTAATTCTTACTCAACATACTTTTTATATCGAATATGTCTAAGATAATCGTATCACCTATGTTTCTTGACGCTCTATCTAAAAACAATATGTCTTCGAAAAGTGTTTTGGTTTTAAAGTCAGAACCCGCAACCCATTTGTCATTTAATGTTTTGAAAACTTCATAAGTCTCAACCTTACCTTGCATACTTTGAATCTGAGAGTTGATGGTCGCTTCAGTCGGTTGAGATACGTTTGGTAATCCCGCTTTGAATCCGGCTATCACTTGATTCAACAATAAATCTTGATATGTGTTGAGACCATTCAGATAGGTATTCAATTGACCTTTGAATGTTGAGGCATTCAGACTTGGGTTGAGTAGTTTCTGTGTTGCATACATCTTTATTAGTTTCGAACACAGGACGATGTTTTCAACAGTAAATCCAAGGTTGTTGTCAGGAAAAAAGTCTGTTATATATGAACCACTGTCTTTATATGTCAATTGTTGTATTGTTGAAAATCCAACTTCTTTTTCTAAAGTTCTCCACTCATTAGGATATCTTTGTCTTGATTGAGCCAAGGTAACATTACCACCTAGTGTAGGCACACTATTTGTAACGTATGGTGTAAAGGCAATCGGACTAACGACTCTTTGAACAGTGTTTTGATAACTCACGTAAGAATCAAATATCCTTCTACTGTAGTTGGATGGGTTACCATTTCTTAAAACCACATCATACTGCATGAAACCTTTAATCTGTGAATTAAAGTTATCAAATTGTTTCGTTATTGTATCTTGGAAAAGTATTTCCGTTCTGTTGCTCGGGGCTGTTGGGAATACTGTCATGGTGCTCCTCATAAAACTTTGGAAGTTTCTGAAGTTTGAGTCCATTTGAATAAGGGTAGAATCTATCGTGGATTGATTGATTCTATAAGACACATTTGTAATTGGCTTACAATAATTCAAGAATTCTTGTTCCATCAGGTTTAGTGTCTTTGTATCAAAAACCGCAAATATCTCTTCGATTTTACTATACCCTGAAATTGAATTCAATAACATAGGTGATACCGACGAGTTTGGAGAAATGTGAGTCATATACTCGTTGTAAAGCGGTTTTCTTATTTCATCTGAATTGAAATATCCATAGTTTGGAGCAGACCATAAAGTTCTAACAGAACCATTATACATTGAAGGATTAAACGTTAGATTAACCACTGTATTTGCCTGAGTATCTTTATTTAAACATTCAAATTTAGTTTGGTTCAAATTCACACCAAAAGATGGAATAACATAATAATCATTATCCAATTGTGATGTAACCGCAGGCACACAAACGTTTGGAGTTGTAAAAGAGTCGTTAATATTTTTTGGTATTAAAACAGACCATGTTGCTAAAGATAGACTAACGTTGTTTTGACTAGTATTGAAATTAGAATTTGGAAATTGATATAACAACATACCATCGTTGATTGATGATTGTATTTCCGATGATGTATAGTTTTTATAAAGATTTGACCCATTATAAAAATAATTAAAATCGTTCACCAGCTTCGGATAAAACCCGGGTTGAATTCTAATTTGTTGTGTGTTTTGTGCTTGTAATTGGATTGTAATTGTGTTTGATGTGTCTTTTAATTTTACATCGTATTGTTTTGAAACGTTATTCGTTACAGGGTCATAGTTGTTTATGTAGTCAAAATTTCTCCAAACACTATCTAAGATATCAACATTATCGTCAACATATTTTTTATATCTATGCCAAACCGACCCTAATTTCAAAACCCAAGCATACGGCATTTTGTGAATTGCACCAAACTTATTAAATACTGAAGCAATATAATCCAATTCCGTTGCTTGACCATTAGTCTTATATTTTTCTCTCAAGGTTCCTAATGGAAGAGAATTCAAAAATAAATAAGCGGCCGTTACATAAGGATATGTATTACCAGTTCTATCATTTTCAACACCTTGTTGAATTGCATTTACGAAATATGGTGTGTTCAAAATGGAAGTTGACTTTTTAGCGGGCATCGCTCCTGATGGGGAACTATATAAACTAAACCCCTCAGTTGGGATAAATTCATTTGGTGTTCTTCGTGTATAAAATTCGTTCAATGTTACTTGTGTAGTCTCTAATGGTTGAACCAAGAAGTTTGGTTGGGTAACATTTAAATAAGAAAAATTTGTAACAGGTCTGTTAGTAGTATAATCATAAATGTTTTCGAAATTCGAAAGTTGATTTCTATCAGTGAAAACTTTCAGACTTCTGTTAGTATTATAAACTTGTTGTGATTGACTAACATCACTGTTGGCTAAATTTATAGCATTCCAAGTATAGTCTCTGAAAGGATACGTATCGATAATAAGTGGGTCGTTTGGAGCCTCCTTAGCTAATTGTAATAATTCACCTTTGTTCACATTAACCTGCGGCTCCAATCCTAGCTCATCAGTTCCTAAAATACTGAACGGAGTTTCTACTTCAGCCTTGATGTATGGTGTTATGAAAAAGTCTCTAATGAAGTCCTGCCAAGATTTTCCTGTCCCTTCGTTTGAATATTGTCTTAGGAATGTTGTAAAATTAGCTGACGTGTAATTCGTATTTTTTAAGTCAAACGCCAAAAATGGTGCATTTGTTCCAACAGATACAACTATGTTATTTGTGTCCGCAGCTTTATTTAAGTTAACAATTTGATTTTGTTGGTTCGCAGTCCCTCTAATAAAATTAGAATAGTGTGATGTAACGAATTGTCTTTCCCAAATCTCATACAAAAACTTTAGAACTTCTTTGTTTGCAAATGGAACATTTGTTTGTGGAAACTCAATCGCATTTATACTAACCAACGGAGTTGTTCTTTGACTTTCAATTGGTGACTGAGATGTAGGAACAGAAAACTTTTGGTTCAAACCTTTCATGTATTCCTCAACAAACTCTACTTCTGGCCAACTTTCGGTTAAATAACCTTGAGTTAAATCCACAACAGATGGGTCACCAATATAAGTTAATTGAAATCTACCTTTTTTATCATCTGGAGATTCAATGAAAAATGATGGCCATGGGTAAACAGGTTCCTCTGCGGTTACCAAACCTTGATTCAAAGTTGCGGCATTACCCGCAATTTTTGCATTTTTTCTTACTTCAATGTTTGGTGCTGAGGATACATTATTTTGTATCACTTGTTTTCTAATAGGGTCGTTTTTAACATTCCAAGCATTTGTGTGAACATCATCTAAAAGTCTTAAGAAACCTTCAGTATTTGCCATAATAACAGCAATAATGTTTCTTGCCGTAGGATTAAACCCAATTCCCAAAGATTGACTCTGAATTCGGTTTTTCAAATCCTGAGTTATTGCCGCCTCAAACTCTTGAAGTTTTTTATTCGCTTCAGTTGTAATTTGATTAATTGTTTGAATGAATCTGTTCTTCCCTTCGAATATGAATAATGGTGGGTTAGTTTTTTTCGAAACTCCATTGACATTTTCATCTCTCTGAATCAACTTAAGTTCAATCTGTTGTTTAACCTGTTGTTCTTGCTCTGGAGTTGGTTTGTTAACACCCAAAAATTGTTGAGTGGTCTTGTTCAAGTTTACATTAGTGATGTTGAAAGAAACTAAAAGCATATCATAACCCAAGTTATTCAATTTGATTTCAGATGGTTGACCAACACCTAATGTGGGGTTCTCAGTTAAAACTGAAAGATATTTCGTAAAGATTCCTTTAAGTTCTGTAATTGCAACCTCTTCTTGTGTTAAATTGTTAAATAAATTAGTTTTGAAAAAGTAAACTCTCGTGTTGTTGTCTAACACAATTGGCTTTGGGTCTAAATATTTGAATGACCAACTACTGTTTGTTCCATAAACTGCGGTTTGAAGTTCTGTTACAGACTTCAGGTAGTTTCTAACGTTCGTCAATGGCTCAACATTTACCTTAGGATATGAATTTACAATTTCCTGTTGGAATGTATCAAACTTATTAATCAATTGCATCATTGTAAGTTCAGGAAAATCAGGTGGTATTAACCCTTTCGACTTGTATTCACTATAAACTTCTACAATCTTTTGATAACCTTTTTCACTTACGAAACTAGCTGATGTTGAGGTTGACGCTTTTGAGGCATCTGTGTTTAAGTTGTTTGCTTGAACATTACTTGACTGTTGTTGTAAATTTTGGTTAGTTGTCGATGTGTTTGAACTAACATTACTAGTATTAATGTTAAACCTTTTACTATACATGTGTGGTGTAGCAATCAAATGCGAGATAGATATCTCATTCAAAACATTGAACTTGAATCCCTTGAATTCCAAACTAACTGTATAATTTCCAGTGGAACTGTTGAATCTCGCATTGAACTTTTCCAAATTGAGTTGATATCTGATAGCCTGTCCATAATAACCTTTCAACGTCAAATAAAATTGAGGATAAGGTAGGTTAAAAAACGCCGCATATGGTGAGTTGTTCCCCAACTGAAATAGAGCCTTTCCTTGAACATCCTCAAGTTCTACCGATACTGTTGGAATAAACGATGATGAAACTTTTACACTAATACTCGTAATACCTAATAGTCCATTATCTACAACATTTTCTTGGTCTACGACAGTAGCACTTGTATACCCCTTGGAACCTGATTGCCCTAAATTAACTCTGTTTAATGGTTGGTTAGTGGCTTGGGATTGTAATGCATTTTTACCGGTCAACTCATCATAATAACCCGTCCCGAAATAGTTGTTTTCTCCCGGTCTTAAAAAATTTATCTTAGCAATCGAAACGGTTTGTCTTACGTTTGTTCCGGGAGTAACACCAACAAGTAGTTTTGTTCTTGGCAAAACATCAGCCTCAAGATTCGCATACATGATAAGATTCTCATGGTCAACCAATCTTTCATAAACTTTACCGTCATTATTAATTGTTCGGTTCGGGTCAACAAGTATGATGTTATTATAATCAAATTCAACATAAATGTTACCGTTGTTATCCGCTTGAATGTTACCTGCCATAATAATAAAAATAATTTTCCAAGGCTCCTTTATAATCCTGTAATGACGGAATTAACGGAAATGGAATTACGAGTATAGCACCATCGTAGATATTATTTTCTAAACCACCAAACTGTGGATTGGCTTGTAAAATTAGCCAACCGAAATAAGGTGAGTTGTAGAATTGTTGTGATACCTTATCCAATCTACTTTGTGCTACCTTATAAATAAATGTCTTATCTGTAGTCTTTTGTGGAATATTCACATAAGGCACTACAGTCTGTTCACCATTTAGAAGAAACTCACTATATCTATTATAATAAGGAAATCCCATTAGTTAAGTTTTACTTTCGAAATAAATATTGCTCCTTGGGGGTCATTCCAAGTATCTTTATTCGTTGATTGGTTTGTTGATGCTCCTAAAGCAGTGATTAATTTCTTTTCATTATCACTTGGATTAGTGTTCAATTCATAATTGAACAGTCTAGTCTTACTTGGAAATGGTGTATACTTTATAAAGTTTTTAAGTTTATTTGTCTCCATTTCATTCACAAAAGATTGGGCTAATGCATTTTCTTGGTCAAACAAAGGCTTTGCTTGAGTCAACCAATAAGCATCAAATTCTTGTGATATGTTTGTGTTACTACCCGCAGTCCCAAGTAATTTATCGTTATTAATTATATTACCAATCAGAGCGTTTTTGAATGTTTGATAATTTTCACTTTTCAAATCATTTGACAACAACATATATTCTCTTTTGAAGGGTAATTTTATAAACATATCATCTTTGGAATATTGATTGAATACAACACTTTCTATAGATTTTGCCGTAGTGTTCTCTTTTGTTTCCCCATAAACAAGATATCCCTTATATAAATTCCCCTGATAATTAAATTCTGACAACGATGTTGATGCAGAATAAAATTCGTTCAGATTTCTTTTTATTTTAATAATGTCTTCAGTCATTTCTATTTGAGTATCAGCAGCAGTGCTACCGGCTCCTACTTGAGTTGTTCCACTTACTTTATATAATTTTAGAAATCCATTTTTTTGTTGTAGTCCATCAAGTTGAGGTGTTCCCGGTCCAGTATTATATGGTGCGGTATTTGCTCGACTTACAAATTGTAAATAAGTTTGCTGAGCGTTCACCATGTCTTGATTTATTTTTGTTAGGGCATTTTGGAATGTTCCTTTTTTATTTTTGACATAGTTAACAAAATTCTTTCTCAATTCTCTGATTGCCTTTTCATTAAATTGTTTTTGTGGTCTTGTTATGAAGAACATAAATGGGTCTTGAGTTGCTTCAGTAGTTGACTCAATATTTCCAATAAAATCATTGGTAACTTTATCAATTATTTGTTGAATTGAATCTGGTTTACCAAATAGATAAACATCATCACTTGTTGTAACTAAGAAATTTCCTTTTGTATAAATTCTTGATGTGCTCCAATTCTGTAGTATAGCATTATTATATTGATTCAGAGCATCTCTACTCTTATTAACAACAGTTTGGAAGTAGGTTTGTGTTGTTGAAACAAAATTATCCATGAATTGTTGATAAGATATTGTTCCAGTTTCTCCGCTAGCAGTGACTACAGTGGTTATTCTATCACCAATCGTATTTTCATTTGATTGACCATTAAGATTTGGAACCTGATTAACCGTTGGTGCCGCCGCTTGATTAACCAACTGTAAGAACTCTTTATCTAAAACTTTCAAACTATCATCAGTCACGTCCGCTCTATCATCCCACATTTCAGTATTAGCATAATAGTTGAATGTTAACGCGTTTTGTAATTTATCAATTGACTCTTTCAATCCGCTTCCTCCAACAAACTTAAAAGACATTGTAATGTTTGCAATCATCGGTTGAACCCCGATTCCCTCCGGGTTAATATCCAAACTTTCATATGAAATCTGAAGTCCATCAGGAATTATTTTGGTATTGTAAAAATCCCCGATTCTTAAAACCAAAACAGGTGGTGCTCCAAAGGCTGTGTTTACAGCATCGTTAAATTGTAATTCTTGTTTTCCTCCAACTTCTTTCACTGTTGGAATTGTATCGCCAGGTCTCATACATTGTTGTAAGAATGTAAGTCTCGAATTCAAACCTTCTGGTGTTGTTGAGTGAAATGCTGGTTGGAAAAATTTGAGTTTTTCTTTGAGTGAATCGTAAACCATAGGAGTTTCTTCTTTAATAGTTTCGAAATAATCACACTCAGATAATAGTGTTCTAAGAACTCTTTTAGTAATGTTATCAGGTTTTCTAATCTTAGTCTCAATATTTTGACCCGCTATTGGTCTTAGAGGTTCATTTCCAGGACCACCGGCTGGTTGGGATGGTTGTGCAGGTTGTTGATTTGGAACACCTGTTGTTGCGACTATTGATGAAATACTAACTCTTCTACAACCCATTGCACTCAACGAATATATTTGTGAGTTATTGTTTACACTTTCACTATCATCACTATCACTACAACTAAATTGTGTTTCGACAAATCTCTCTTCTTTCGGTTCCCATCTTTTAGCGTTAGCATTTTCACCCTTTGGAACTTGTTTGAATTTTATTCTTCCTAAGTTAATAAACTTACTTAATGAGGGTTCCGATTGAAAGAATTTTATAACCGAATCTATTCTTCTTTCTGATAATGTTAAATTGTATGGTGTTGTTCCGGCTCCAGACGCACTACCTTCAAGAGTAATTGTAACGATTCTATTTGGGTTATTTTCCAAAGTGCTAGCTAACTGAACAAAAAAATTATTCTGAATTTCGTCATAATTTTTTACAACAACATTTGAGAAAAAGTTTTGTAAATCAGCTTGACTGTAATTTGTGCTCCCTGTCTGACCTAAATAAATCGAATAGTATGAAGGATAACTCGATACCGTTCCTTTAACAGGGTCATTGTTTGGAAAATACAGCGAAAAGTTTTGAAACTGTTTTAAGTTGTCACTTGGTGTGTTTTGACTTGGCTCGGCAACTAATGTTGCTTGATTACCTAAATTGTCCTTTCCTGTCGCAACAGAATCTCTGACAAATCCTAACTGTTCTTTACTTAAATCTCCTGAATTAATAATTTGTTGTAATTCATTCAATTCTCCAGGTGATACTGTATAATATTTTTTTGCAAGTTCGTATAAATCATATTTCCTACATCCCGCAAAGAAAGATTCGAGAATACTATTAACTCTATTTTTATTTGTTTCATTACTCAAGACTTTGTTTACAATCACATTTAAAACTGAAGGATGGTCAACAACTATCTTCCAAGATAAAGAGCCAGTCCTTGAGGTATTTGTATACGTATAAACAGGTTCTGGTCTACCTAAAAAGTCAGTTCCTTTCCAATTCGCACTAACAGATTCACTGAACGTTAGTCCGTAAGGTGGAAACCACATAACCCTCCCACTGTTAGGTCCTCTTTCACATATAGGTAATTCAGCCACACTGAAACCTGGTGTTGCTGATGTTCTCCACGCTAAATTTTCGAGTGAGAACATATATTTTTTAGCATAGGAAACTCCAGCAGCAGTATCTAAAACTAAATTTGTAGAATCTTGTCCTCCTTCTCTTTTATTTGGAGCGATGTTCAAGTTGTATGTTGAATCCATTACGGAGTATGCAAATTTTCTACCTTGTGTAGTCATACCATCCGTCTTCTGTAGGTCGTTGTATTGAAGGTATGGAATATCTTTTGCAAACACTCTACAATATTCGGTTCCGACTTCTTGTCCAATTGAACCTGTGTATGTTAATACTCTAGAGCCCTTTGTCATTTCATTATACCCGTCATGAAATATTTTACTTACTTGGTCAATTGCATTACCAACGTGTTGTAATCTCCTACCACCTTGAGGTTGGCTATCAATAATTCTTTGAGTATCGTCAAGAATTGAACCTTGTCTGAATTCAATATTTGTAGATTCCGTGCTGTTGTATGATGATGGTTTAAAGTCTTGGTCTTGGTCAAGTATTTCACCACCAATACCAACCTTCTTACCAGCATTATCTTTGTATTTCGGAGATACCCATGTAAATCCTCCTTCAATACCGCCGCCATTACTATATGTTGGTCCGTTAGGCCCTAACTTTATTTCTCTACTAACTCCTTCGTAGAGTTGAGCCAACTCTGATGGTCCGTAAACAGGAGTTTCTTGTTCTTGTCCATAAGTATTGACTGGTAAATCTCCACCCGGCGAAAACACTCTTGATGGGTCAGAGGTTGTTGAACCAACATAAAAATTACTATTAGATACTGTTGTTCCAACCAAAGCTCCCGCTAATCTATCGAAGATTGTTCTCTGATAATTTGGTTTATATTTGTTGTAATCAATATTATCGAATAACCTTGATTTCTGTCCTCCACCTGTATTATTCAGAAACAATTGTGAACCAGACTTATCAGCCCCCACTAGTCTATTGAAAAACTTACCTACCGCAGACCTTCTGAACGCATTTGTTAACTGTTGTATTGTGGTTGGTTGTCTTTGATTAATTAGAGGGTCAAAATAAGAACCGGGTATTGTTGAAACAGGTATTATAGTTCCTGCTAATCTTAAAGCAAAATCCGTTGCAGCCAATATAGGATTGGCTGGAACTGTGATTTGATAGTTTGGCTCAAGTAAAGGAACTCTCCCGGTAACTAAGTTGAGAATATCTGTTCCACCTCTAACATTGAATGCATTAATTCTACCGATAGTATTTTGTCTTATACCTGTTGCAATTCTTCTTTGAAATTCTGCTCTCAAAGTTTCGGCACCTAATTTAGCAATGAACGAATCTTGTGATAGAAGACCATTCGTTCCTTGTGGGTCAGGTGATAATAAAATAGATACAGGGCTATATGTTGAGGGAACAAAGGTTGTTGGATATGGTTGGTTATTGTATAGAGCGGTTGCTTGTGGTCTATTCATCGAATCGAAGAATTCCGCACTATCCAAAGGTAATTCACCACCGTTAGAAAATACATTAAGTGGTTTCCATTTTTGTGATTCAGGTAAGGATTGTCCTAATATATTCGCATCTTGATAACCATATTCACCTTCGTTTGACTTAGTATTCAATAATCCTCCTGGGTCGGGGACTTGTTCATACCCACCCTCGTTACCATATTGATTGAGAGGGTATAATTTATTCGCATAACTTGGTTCATCAATTAAATTGTCAGGACTATCAACTACCGATGTGTCGGATTGAATATATTCGTAGTTTGTTGGTGGCGTAGTTCTACTTGGAGACTTAGCATATGGTGCTAAGTTCTTTGTTATAAGTTTTTTTCTAAACCCTTCTGAGCTAACTAAATCTAACGGACTACCCATTAATTGTTTTTATTATAAATAGGTTATTCCTATTTTTTATTTGATTCTACCAGGTGTAATCTTAGATTGTTCTGTAACAATTTCAAAGATTCTTTCTTTCAATGTTACCGAACCTTTACTCAAAATATCTTCAATGCTTTTGGAATCAGCACCTGTTGCATTAACGTTTATATCTATTTTTCCACTTATCGGTTTGACCTCAATGGTTTGGTTTACACTATTACCACCACCTCCAACTGTTGAGGCAGTTCCTGAGGTAGCATTTTGAGCGGCTTTATTTCTACCAAAGATAAAATCATTATTTACTATTGGACTTGCAGTCGGACTTCCAGTCGAACTACTTAGCACACTTCCAAGTTCAGGTGATGTTTTTTTACTCCCAATTTTATCCGCATCAAAAAGTTTGAAAATAGAATCAATTTGTTTCGAAAATGGTAAACTTCCTTTTCCAATATCTTGTCCTGCATCTTTGAATGCCGATAAAACAGAACCTCCTGTTGTGCTAATTTCTTTCTCTATTTTTTCGAGTATTTCTTTTCTTTTTTTCTCATCAGTTCCAGCAGCAGCTAAGTCTTTTTGGTATTTTTCAACGGTCTTCATGTAGTCTTCGTTGAAATACTTTGACGCCACGTTACGACCTTTTTCTCTGGCTGCACCTGAAAATTTTGAAATGTTATTCAACGCAGTTTGGTTACCAGTAATACCTCTCAGAATTTTTTCATTTATTTCCTTTAGGTTGGCCAACATACCCTCTTGTATATTCAATTGGTTTCTTTGAACTGCTTCTATATCTTTCGGCCTTGTTTTTTCAGCTTCTACAGTTGCTTTAAGTTGCTCTGAACTTAAGTCTGTTAACTTTTTATAAGATTCCTTACCTTGTTCGTCGACAACTTTTATCTCGTAACCAGTTCCTTTCTCATTCATTCTAGAAAGATTCGCAATCAATTTTTGGTCATCTTCACTAAATCCAGTGGCTATTCCTGTTTTCTTTATATCAGTCATTCTTTTATCGAAATCCGCAGCGGATAAAGCCGCTTCTCTCATTGACTTGGCACTCACCCCTGTTTGAGCCTCCATCTCTCTTAGTGTTAAAATTCCTTGAGGACTTATTTTGAAAGATTTTGTTTTTTCATCGAAGTATGTAAATTGTTTTGCTACATTAATTAAAGAATCTTGAAGTCCTGATGGGTCGTTAATCGATTGATTCATTAACATGAATGGGTCTGTAAGGTTCCCTGCAGATACACCAAGTCTTTGGAATGCGGATGCAACCTCAATTGCCTTATCAGGGTCAAGAACTTTGTCCGCCA